CGCTACAATCACGCCGATTACGGCGCTGGCGATCTTCGCATGGATCATGGCCGCTCTATCGGCAGCTGGAGCGATCTACTTCGCGGCTCGCCCGCATTTCCGAAACAAAGAAGGATCGAGATAATGGATAGAGACGAACAAATAGAGCTGGCTGCGTCGATCCAGTGGGAGGTCGCCAAGGGGCATCTCCGAGCCGTTTCGGCTGCGCTCGGCAACATGAGTTCCGTCACGCGCGACGAGGACGATAAGTTCAAATATCAGCTTCTGGACGAGGCAATCGACCGCTTTGTGCGCGAAGTCGAGGACAGGGAGCTTCAACTGCCATGACCCCCTCACCATCAAGTCAGGAAGAAGCGAGAGAGCTGCTACGCCTTGCCGACCGATGCGAGGGGGAGGCGGGGAAATGGACTGGCGGGCCAATGTATGACGGATTGATGGACATTGCTCAGCGCCTACGAACAGCGGGCGATGTCGCCCTTCGCGCAGCCCTGGATAAGAAGGACTGACCGCGGCCGCTTCCGTTTCGTCGGCCGAGCGATTATCCGGCTCCGATGACCAGCGATCGCGAGTTCGACGAGCCTGACTTCGCAAAGCATGTCGCCAACGTCATCCAGGACGCGGTCGATCACACGGTTACGGTCGACGAAGCGATAGAAGCCATCCTCGAGCATCCGGTCGCGAAGGCCGGAATGCGCCTCAAGATCATCGGGCCGCTAGATGCCGATTCCTGATCGCCCCGCCGACCTCAAGCATTGTGACGACTGCGGCAAGGTGATCGGGCCTCATAAGGGCTGGTTTGGCGCGGAGTGCCAGTGCGACAGGCCTGAAGGCGATGCGCTCAGGGGCGCGCATTCCGCGGGGGCTCAGCGCCCCTCGCACTCAGGGTAGCGCGGCAAGTCCTGCGGCGGCAGTCCGGCGCTCACCCTCAGCAGAGGGAACGCTCGCAGCCCGAACGCGACCCATCGGCAATGATCGGCCAGGAGCGTGTCGGCCGCGGCGCTGAGCGAGTTTGGCCGTGGCCCGAGCGGCGACGGCGGCGTCGGCACCTGATCCGGCTTGATGGGCTGAACGGCGACGGGGACCTTGACCTCGACGGTTTCGGTTTTCACCGCAGGCGTGGAGCAGGCGGCGGCAAGCAGCGCGAGGACGGAAACCACTTTCCGACCTCCGCTCGAAGTTTCCGACCTGCTTTTCATCGCCATTGCTCCTTCAATGCCTTGCTCGGCTCGCATGGCCCCGTGGAAGCCGCTGGAGGCACTGTAGAGCGCGAAGAGGCAGTTAGCCGGGCGCTGACACTCTCAGCCTCGCGCGCGCGCCCCTGCGCGACCTGAGAGGCCTGCGCCGCCTTCTGCTGCTGGCGAGCCGATTCCTGCCCCATTGCGTTCACCGCCGCGCTTTGTTTATTGAGGGCTTGGGTCAGCGTGCCGATTGCCTGCTCCATGAAGTGGATCTGCTGCGGAACGTCCTTCACCGACAGCTTCGGATTGTTCGACGCCTGGCGGGTCGCGGTCACTACCGATGACTGCCAATCGCGCAGATGGTTGCGCTCGACGCGCCAGCCATTGACCATCGCCAGCAAGGCAATGACGGCCAGAACGCCGACGCCATAGCCGATGAGCTTGAGGGTGGAGAGACTAGGCATCAGCTAAGCTCCGCAGTGGATGACGGCATTCGGCGCCGCTTGGCGTTCGGCGTCAGTGGTGGTGGCTGCACAGTGGCGCAGACTTCGTAATCCGCGTGGGTAAGGGGGAGTGCATCGTTCTGCGCTGCGTGTTGAGCCTCGAGCAACGCGATCGTCGCCAAGGCGAGGCCGATGGTGGCGAGAAGGAGGGGGAGGCTTTTCACGCGAGCCAATCGCCTTCATCTCGCGCTGGCGGGTCATCATCTTCGCGGCTGTCCCTGACCGCCCATCCGACAACCGCACCGGACGCGAAAATGCTCACCGCGAGCAAGCCGAGCATGGCCGCGTTCATGGTGTCTGATCCTTGATTACGTCTGCGGTCGTCTGAGCGCTGTCAGCCACGGTCTGAGCCGCAGCCGGCGCATCCCTGCCGACACTCCCCTCTATCCCCTGCGATCCGGCCTTGAAGGTCGCATGGGCGCCAGCGATCACGACGACGATCAGGACAATGAGGGTGAGCGCGAAGCTGCCGACGGAGATATGAAAGCCCGTCGCCACCGCCTGAAGCTGGATGGTCAGCAGGCTCACGCAGGTGGTCAGCCCGACATAGGTGCTGCCGGGGCTGATCTTTTCCGCCTGAATGGCATTGGCGCACCAGTGAGGGCTGGTGAGAACCTGCAGAAGCTGGTTCGTCATGTAGGCGAGGTAGAGGCCCGTCGCGGCTACGCAGCCAACCGCGAAAGTGGAAATTGGGTTTCTCGCCAGCGTGTGCAGGAGCTCGCGCCAGAAGCTCATGAGAGCACCCGCTTTGCTTTTGCCAGCGCCATCCGCCGGGCGTCATATCCGTTGGGCAGGCGAGTGCTTTGCGGGTTGCCGCGGTTGATGCCGTTCGATGTGGCGAGGATATTGTCAGCGTCGGCATAGGCGTTCAGATTGTGCTCGTTCCAGTAGAGGCACGCGATATGCAGCGCCGTCTCAGGCTGCTGCGCCAGGTCCGGGTTGCAACACAGATCGACGCCGCATTGCTTGCCGAAGCGCTCGTAATTGTCCCTGCCAGTGATCTGGAATATGCCGCGGCCTAGGAACCTTTGACCGTCGCCGGGGATGCAGTTTCCCAAGTCGCTGCGGCCCTCATAGCCCTTCTGCGCGTCGGTCGGCCCCCACAGCTCGCGGAGCCAGCGGAAATTACCCGTCTCCTCCGCCGCCTGGGCGATGAAGTGAGCAACCCGTAGCGGGCTGTCGCTAATGTGGAATTGCGGGAAGTATTTCGCAGCCGCTTGCCCGAGGGCCGGGGCGATGTCCTTCGCGCCCATATACGCGAACAGCGCCGCATAGGTTTTCGGGCCGGGAACGCCGTCGACCGCCAGCCCGTAGCCGAAGCTGTTGAGCTTCTGCTGGGTGTCGCGCCAGCTCACGGCCCCTCCTCCGCCACGGGCGTTTCCCCTCCGCTGATGTCGGCCGCGCGGATAATCGCCGCCTCCCGCGCTTCGGCCTTCATCTGGTCGGCGCGCATTGCCTTGATCTTGGTCACGATCTCCGGCCCGCGCTCGGGCGTCATCTCGAGCATCAGCAGCATCGCGTCGAAGCAGGCCGTCATGTTGCGGAGCTTGTGGTTGCTTAGGCCCTGCTCGGCGCGGTGCCGCGCTTCCTGCCTCTCGATCTTGCTTTCCAGGGCCTCCACTCGGCGGATCAGCGCATCGCGGAATTGCGCCTCGCTGTCGTTCTCCTGCTTCTTCCACGGGACGAGCTGCCGAATCGCAATACCGATCAGCGTCAGCGCGGCGATCCAGACGCCTGCCGTTGTGGCCCATCCTGCAGGCGAGGAGCCGACCGGACTAAGCATGGTTCAACTGGCCCGAACGCGGCGGCATGGTTGCTACACTCCCATCCGCTAGAAGCTCGCAGCCAAGAACGCCGCGATCTTGCCGCCGAGAAGCGGGTCGCCGATCGTGTTCTGATGCAGGCCGTCCACGAGATAATAGGATGCCGTCGAAGCGTTGATGCCGGAGGTCCGGTTGAGGTCGAGCACCGGAATGTGTCTGGCCTTGGCGCGGTCAATCGTCGCGTCGGCATATTGCGGAAGCACGAGCCCTTGCGAATTGGCGTAGGTGTCGGAATCGTGCCCGTCGCCAGATACGAACCGGGAGCGGTAGGTCGGCGTGATCGCGACCAGCTTGACCCACGGCTTCGCCGCCAGGATCGTCGGGATCACATAATTCCAGGCGCCGTTGAACTCGGCCTGGTTGGTCGAGGTCGTGGCTCCAAGCGGGCACTGGCCGGCGCCGTAGTCGTTCGTTCCGATGAAGATCGTGATGTAGCTGATCGTGGTCCAGTCGACCGCCGCCAGCCGCGCCGCCGTGGCCGCCCAAGGGTTCCCCAGCCCGTTCGCGAAGGTCGTCAGCGCGGTCCAGTCGCCGGAAGCGATCGCCTCTGCTATCTTGACGATGCTGAGGCCGCAGCGGTCAGCATCGTTGGTCGGATCGTAAGTCAGCTGAGAACCGCCGAAGCCGCATTCGATCGTGGAGAGACCTAGCCGCTCCGCAATCGTGTCGGGATAGGTGTTGCCCTCCGTCATGCTGTCGCCAAGGCAGACGAGGTTGGTGCCCGCGAACACGCTGCTGCCAGCGGCGCCGAGCTGGCCCGGAACATCAAACCCGATTTCGAAGCTGCCGCTGTTGTCGGCGGCGGAGTCGGTGAACGAGGTTGTATCGCCGACGCCGACGACGAAGCCGCCACTTCTGGAAACTCCCGGCGTGAAGGCCACCATGCCGGTGAGGCCCATGCCGGAAAAGCCCAGGAACTCGCCCGCGTTGACGGTGACGCCAGTGTCGAACACCGTCACTTGCCCCATTTGCACGGGGACAAAAATGTCCGAGCCGACCTGCGTGTAGGTGTCTCCCGAGCGGCTGAAGCGGCGAACGGGGAAAGAGCCGGATTGCCCTGGACCGCCGCGAACGCGCACCCGCAGCCGCCCTCCGCGCTCTATCGGATCGTAGAAAGCAAAGGTGTTGGCGGCGATGAGTCCGCCATTGCCGGCCGCGAGCGCGTCGGGATTGCCGGCGACGGTCGTGTAGACCTCGTTCTCGACCTCCGAGAGCCGGCTGTTGACATCCGCGACAAGCTGGGCGCTCGCAACATCGAACCTTATCTGGAAGGCGCCGGATGTCGTTTTCGTGCTGCTGGTGATCGTGGTCTGGTCGCCGGTGCCGGTAAGGCGACCGCCGTTGCTTCCGGTGTCGGTGCTGGTGAAAGAGAGACAGTTGATCGGCGCGTAGAAGCCTAGGTATTCGCCAGCGTTGACAGTCACGCCGGTCTCAAAAGTGACCAGCCCATTGACAGGAACGGTGACGAGGATGTCGGAACCGACTTGCGTGTAAGTGCTCCCCGACCGGCTGAAGCGGCGGACCTTCATCGTGCCGCCAGCGGTCCATCCGAAGGCTTGAACACGCAGCAGTCCGCCGCGAGCGTTGGGGAGCGCGAAAATCCAGGTGTTGGCGGCCGAGTTGCCGCCGTTGCCAAGAACCGGAGTAACTTCCTTGCCGAGCGAATATTGGTAGTTTTTGAGCTCTGCAGTAAGCGATTCGTTGGCCGTTACCCGGTCGGCCAGCGACAACGCGGCGGCGCGCGCGGTATAGCTCAACGCCATCGTTGACGCGCCGCTGGCGAGCGTAACCTGATTATCCGCCGCGTCGGCGTCGGTGTAATTTACCTGCAGCGGCGTGCTGCTGAGCACATACCGCAGCGTTCCGCCGGTGAGGCGGCGATAGAATACGCGCCCGTTCTTCGGCAACACCGTGTTCGCCGGCATCGTGAAGGTTTGGGGAATAGTCGTGACCGTCACCGGAACGATGGTCAGGATCGTCTGGACGCCGTTCACCGGCGCGACGATTTCGACGTTGCCAGTGCCCGTCGCGCTCAGGCGAACCGAGACGGTCTGCAGGATTTGGGCGTTCGATGTCGGCGTGTCGTTTGCGTAGGCCTGGCCGACTGGCGCGGTGGAAGTGTTCGGCGTGGTTGAGCCGATTGTCGATCCCGAGACGCCGGAGAGAAGGTCGGGACCGACCGCGGCGGCAACGTCGGGATAAGCGGTAGCGCTCGCGGCTGCGGAGGCGGCCTGATTCGGCGCGTCGAGGATTGCCGCGATATTGGTCGCCGTGGTGTTCACGCCCGTGATGTTCGTGGCGACGGTGTTGACGTTCGTGATGCTGCCGCCAACCGCGTTCACGTTCGTGATATTCGTCGCGGTCGTGTTGACGTTCGCGACCGCTCCCGCGACCGTGTTGACATTGGCGATACTGCCGCCGGTCAGGTTCACATTGGCGATACTGCCAGCGACGGTGTTGATGTTGGTGAGGTCGCCCGCCAAGGCGTTGATGTTGGTGAGATCGGCGGCGACACTCAGCACTTGCGTGATGCTTCCGCCGACGGCGTTCACGTTCGTGATCGAACCGGCGACCGTGCCAATCGTGTTCGTTCCGGTCAGGTTCCCGGCGACCGTGCCGATGTCCGCGTCCCGGGCCGCGACGGTGACGATCTGTGAGGAAATGCCAGCAAGGGTTTCGAGGTTTTGCGCCGAAACGTCAGGCGCGTAGATATTCCCTGAAGCGTCGAAGGCGACGACCTTATCGGCCCGGTTGGCGGCCGACGGAAGGGCGGTGGCGGTCTCTCCGAGAGGAACCTTGATCGCCCTCTCGGCATCGCTCAGCAAGCGGATCGCCCGAACGTCCGAACGGTCGAAAGCTATATTGACCGCCGTCGGCGACCAACTGCCCTGATTGGCAAAATTGGCCTGTTGAGCGAAATCCGGGTCGGAAAGGATAAAGAGCGGATCGCCCGCGACAGGAGCGACCGAGAAGGTGACGGAGCCGCCCGGATCGGTGGCCTGGTTGGCGTTCAGAGAGACCGTATAGCCGCCAAGGACGGTCCATGCCCCGGTCGTCGCGGACTGTCGGGCGACCTGGAGTTCGGTTGTGCTGAGCGCGACAAAGCTGAACGGGAACACGGTCGTTGACCCGTTGGCGACGTATGGCCCCGCCGAAGCTGCTGTGGTGGTGACGGTCACGCCGCTTGGCTACGGCACCGCTTCCTGCTCTTGAATCGCGGCTATTGGCCCGGTTGCGGCGGCCTCACCTGCGACACTTCCGGTGCCCGGTCTGGAGCGGTGTGGAATGGGCGCCACCAATAGCGCGTGCCGTGCTGACGGGCGTATTGCTCCATCTTCGCCCCGCTGTGCCGATAATCGGGGTCGATCTGGGCCTGCATCTGGTCGATGACCTCGCGCTGGAAGGCGAGCTTGGCATACCAGAGGCTCGAGCCAGGGGTGTTGCTCTTGATCGCTTGGGAAAGCGCCTTGCCGTGGTTCTTCGACAGGAACACGTTTCCAACGTCCTGAGCCGCTGAATAGACAGGCCCTGCGTTCTGGGTGAGGAAGTCGCGCCAGTCCTTCGAGTTCACATGCTGCATCAGATCCCCGAAAATACCGAGGCCGCCGCCCTTGAAGATCGCTTGGGCGATGAAGTCCGGGTTTTCGTGCGGGTCCATGTTTGCAGCGTCCTGCCCCGTGGAGATGCGGGCAAGCTGGTAGGCAAGGGCACCCATCGTGCTTGAGGCGACGAACAGCGTGGCCGCATATTTGAACGCTCCCCATCCCCCTTCTTCCAAGGCCCTCCGACCATGCGACCAGAAAAGCTGGAGGGGATAGCCGCGGAACTGCATCACGGAGCGGAACATCTCACCGGGAATTGATCCCTTGCGAAGGTTGGCGTCGATTGCCGCCCTCACTCTCAGCGACGAGGAGGGAATAGCCATCTCGGTTTCCTGGAGCGCCATTTCGGCAACCCGGCGGGCGAGGTTCTGATCGGCCAGATTGTCGGGCAAAATCCACTGTGCGCCGCCATCCTCCTGCAGAGGCGTGGAGCGGAGCGCGTCCCAATCCCCCTCGCTGAGGCCGTAGCGGGTGAGCATCCTCCGAAACCGCCGATCCATCGTCGACTTGCCGAGCGTGTCCCAGCTCTTGTTCGCGTTATCTGTAATCGCGGCCCAGACCTGCTTGTTGAACAGGCGCCGGCCTTCGTCAGTCCATTTGTCGAGAAGCGAGAGGTGCATCACCGCGTTGGAGAGACGAGCGGGGATTTCTCCCGTCATCGCTTCGCCAGTCCATCGGTTGTAAGCGCCCATCGATCTTACTGCGCTTTCGGCAATGTAGCGCTGCCGCGCCGCGTGCGCCCGGTCAGCTGCGCTCGTCGGCTTGAGGCTTCCGACGTAATCCGCCGCTACCCGCATTGCCGGAAGGCCATTGAAGCGCCGGGTCACATATTGCGTGGCGACATCGCCGAGAGAGGACAGGAACGCACTGCCGAGCTTCGACGCGCTTTCCCATGCGCGGATGCTGGACATGGTTCGGGCGAGCTTGGGATGCTCGACCGGAAACCCGCCGGTCAGTTCCTTGTAGAGATTGTCGATCCTGACCGCCGACGACTCCGCCTGCTTGACCCGCTTGTCGCCGGGATATTTGGGAAGGTGCGCTTCCTTTTTCAGGCTGTCCGTGAGCCAGCGGATCGTCGCGTTCGGATTAGGGCCAAGCCGCTCCATCAGGGCAATGTCCCGGCTCATGCCGTGGATATGCGAGATCATTGCGTCGTAGATTGCCGAGCCAGGATCGAACTTTGCGCTCAGCGAGGAAAGCGGCCTGCCATACTTCTCGGAATAAGCCAGCCAGCTCTTCGCGTCCTTGAACTTCAGGAACCGTGCATCGGCATGGCGGTTGGCGATCTTTCCGTTTCCAGTGAAGGCGCCGGGATTGCGGTCGTTCCAGCCGTCCGAAATAACTGTCTCATGCACTGCACGGAGGGCTAACTCCAGCCTTTGCGGCGTCATTGGGAGGCCCGTTTCTTGGTCAACCATCTCGCCGCGATCTAGCCAGCCCTCCGCATCGTCTCCCCCCATCAAGTCGTCCCGCCATTCTTCAAAGGGGCGGGCGCGCACCGCAAGCATATCGTGCCTTTGTGGCATTCCCCATTTTTCCATTTTGCCGATAGCGCCGCCGAACTCATTGAACCGCAGCCGTAGGGACTCGGTAGTGTCTAGCCACGATTTAGAGAGGATTTTCGCGCTGTCGTTTCCTGAATGCTCACCGAAGTTTTCACGCAAGAAGTCGTGGAGCGTAGCAACATCTCTTACCCGTCCTGCAAAATCCCGGCTGAAGCGGTCGATCAGCTCGTTCATCATCGCGAAGTGCTCGTTCGCGATCGCCTTCTCCATGAACTCGACGTTCCGGTAGGGCGCCCTATCATCGGCCGCCAACAGCGCTTCGGCTGCAAGGCCGGGACGGTCGATGCGAAACTGCCTTACATCGGCGGCGATCTTCTGCTGCGCCCTGAGCTGAAGCACGTTCTGCCGGCGCTTCAGCATCGCCTCATGCTCGAACGCGTCTGCGGTCGCTCGGGAAGCCGAAGCCTCGTCGCCGTATAGGCCCTCAAAACCCTCGAACAGGTCTTTCATCCGACCGGCCTGTTCGTCTGTGATCTTGCCCTGACCGAGCAATTCTGGAATGCAGCGCCGGATCGTCACAGGCAGTCCCTCAGCGCTTTGGCAGCCGCTTCGTCGGCGTCGGCCTGGTCGAGCGCTTCTTTGATGGAAACCGTGCCTCCTTCCTCGTCGAGGCGGAAGCCGGTTGAGGGTAGGCCGAATAGATGCTCCGTGGACTCGCCAGATGCGTTCTCAGGGCCTTTTGCCGCTTCAGCGGTATCTGACTGCGGCTTTCCTTCGGATGCGCTCTCAGCGGCTTTAACGGGTTCGCCCGCATCCTGCCGAAGATCGTGCTCGAGCAGGGCCGTTTGGCTCATCGCTTCTGGGCTGGTGGGTTCGGAGAACTTTTCCGCGTTGTCGCGGGCGATTACCGCTCGGTCAAAGAGGCTCGGTTCGCTTGGTCGAGAAAGCTGCTCATCCTGCGCTTCAGGGGAGAGATCGCGTCCCGCTCCGCCAGATGGTTCGCGAACGCCGCCATCCGATCCCACTCCTGCGGCGGCAGCTCGTAGGTCGATGGAATTGAGCTCGTCGAGGAATTGGTTGACGGCATCGGGCCGTCGAGCACCGGAAAGCTCTGATCGGGCGGCCCGGACAAGAGCGTCTCGGACGGGACCGGCTGAGTGGCTGGTTCTTTCGAGGATTGCGAGCGCTTCTTCATTCGAGATCACCTTACTCTCATTGGCCGTTCGGTCCAAGACATTCCCTGCGGCCTCGATCTTCCCCGACTTTTCGGTAAGCACCTTGAAGGTGCGCTTTTCCTCGCGCAGCCTTTTTGCCGCGGCGGACGCAATCCGAGCGATCGGCAGATAGAGCGACTGTTTCGGCTCGTCGCCGAGCATCGAAAGCTGGTGGCTTTCCGCAGTGCCGAAGCCATCTGCCACAGCCTGTCGAGTGATTGCGGCCGCTTCCCGAGGATCAGTGACTCTTTCCTTCGCCAGCAGCGCCAGAATAGGCATGTGCGCTTCTGGCGTGTGGCGAGCGTTCAACCCGACCTGAGCGGCGATATGGGCCGGAACCACCTCGTTCACAGCAGCCCCGAACGCTTCATAGGACAGGTGGGCGAGACCCATGCTGTCACGAGCCAATGGAGCGTTACGCGGAAGCAGGCTCGCCGCATCGGGCGCGTCTTTCAGCACCTTGGCATTGTCGAGCAAGGTTCCCGTGCCGTTGGCGATGTTCCTCAGCGCGCCGAGAACGCGGGCCTGCTCTGCCGTGATCCCGTCCGCTTCCCTCACGACAAGGGCAGGAAGGCTGATGTCCTGCCCTTCAGCAGATAGCCGTTTCGCCAGGCCGACCCGCTGGTGGCCGTCGACGACGATCCTGCCGCCCTCTTTCGGCTCCCAGACGAGGATCTGTTGCGAGAGGATCGGGTTCCACTGACCGACGCCTTTCAGAGCGTCGGTGACGCCGTTTTCATCACCGCCTGACTTGTATTGCATCAAGGCGGCGTTGGTCGTCACCTCGTCCGGCTTCAGCGTCTCTGCGACATAAGGAACGGGTGACGAGTAATCGTAGTCCTCATCAGGAACCGCATCGGGCCGCGCCGGCGGCTGATCGACCGAGGCTCCGATCCGCTTGTGCGCCCATGCGACGACTTCGCTTGCCGACTTGCCCTGAAGGACTTCGTGGTTCGCGCGGATGACTTCTGGGGGGAGAAGGCTTTCAACCGGCGTCGAAGGATCGGCCTTCAACACTTTGGCCGCGCCTTCCGGGCCGAGGAAGTGGGCGAGGCTCAGATTGCCGGGGCTGTCCTCCAATCCTCTGATGCGGAGGTAGCGGCTGTTCTGCGCCGCGTAATAATCGGTCGCGCGCTGAGCGATCGTCTTGTCGTGGCGAAGCTGAAGGATTTGCGCGTCACTGAGGCCGGTCGTGTCCGTAACTTTGGGAGCGACCGATAGCCATGTGCTGTCGATGAAATTGCCGTAGCCGTCTGCACTGGAACGGGGATTGCGGGTCGATCCTTCGGCGCGGGTGATCGCATCCGAAAAGGCGACGGGCTTTGAAACGCCATTGTCCCTGACCGTAGGTGCTGCAACGGGAGCGGTTGTCGGCTGATCGGGCGGGGAAAGGTCGACGCCGAGCGCAGCCGCGATATTGGTGAGCCGCTGGTTGTTCACGCCCTCCTGCCTGGGCTGAAGGGGCGATTGCTCCCTCGTCTCGATGTCGTGCGTCATCACATGCGCGGCCGCTTTCTCCGTCGGCGTGGAGGTATCGACTGCGGCATAAGGACTGTGCGCGCGCTGGAACTCGTAGAGAAGCTGGCGATCCTTCACGGTTCCGGCACGGATAGAGGCGGCGACAATCGGGTCGCGGACCGGCGCGGGCAGGTTCTCGGCTACCTTGCCGGCTGCTGCGCTCACCACCTTTCCTGTTGCTGAAATGGCCTCGGGAACGACAACGTGCGCCGCGCCGAACAGGGCGCCCGCAGCAGCATTCTCGGCAACGCTGCGCGCCATTTCACCTGTCGTCATGGGCGCTTGGCCCATCCGCTCTGTGTCGGCCTCCTGTCCCGGCAACGCGACAATTCCAGCCGCCGTGTTCGCAACTGCCCCCTCCGCAGCACGCTTTACCACCGTCCTGGCGATGGTCTTTCCTGCAGCCCCGCTCCATCCGCCGACGAAGTTTTCCGGGTCGCCGGAAGCGATGCTCCCTGCCATGCCGCCGATGAACGAACCAACCCTCCCCGCAACCGTCGCTCGGCTCGTCACCTGACCGGCTGCGGTTTCGTCTGCCTGACGCCGCGACATGGTCCATGCGTCAATCGCGGTCGGATCGGGAAACTCCTTCAGGAAATCGGGATTGCGCTTGCGGACGTTCTGGACAGCCTGCCAGATGCGGTTCTGCTCGGCAGCGTCCCCGCCGAGGTAGAAGTTGGTCAGCGGGTTCACGTCGCGGGTCGCCGACGGACCTTCGCTGAAGGGGTTGGCGAACTGACGTTGAACCGGGATCAGCACCCTGCCGTCGGGGAGCTTCTGTTCGCCGGCGACGGGACGATAAAAAGGGCTGTCTGAGCGAACAGGGCTTTCCACCATGTCCGTGGCCTTCTCGCCCTCCGCGTTCAATGCCTGGACGATCTGATCGTAGGCCCTGCTTTCGTAGATTGCCTTCGCGTTCTGGGTCGAGTGAGGCCCCGCGACCGCCTGCTGGAAACCGGCGCCGACATTCTGGAAAAAGCCCGTCGTTTCGGGCGGCTTCTGCAGGACCGGGAGAACCGGAGCGGTCCCCTTATCCTTCTGCGCGAGGGCGTTGAGGACGCTCATCAGTAGCGATGGTAGCCGTGTGCGGCCAGAACCTGGTCGAAGCCCGGCGTTGCTGCGGCCTGAGCGCCCGGAGCCGGGAGTTTGCGGACATCAATCTCGAACGGCTGCCCGTCCTTCGTGTGAACGAACGCGCCACCGTTCTCGAGCCGGTAAACGCCATCTCCTACCGGGACGTAGTGCATCTTCTTCAGGTCGCCGGAATTGAGGGGAGTCCCATCGCCTGTGACCGGAAGCCCGTTCGCGGCCGCGCGCATCTGAGGTCCGTTTGCGCGTGAAACCCTGCCCTCGAAATCGTCGAGGCTCATGTTCTCTGGAAGGATGGTCTGAGCGCCATTGAAACCGGCAAGCCCGCCGTATTGAACGGAGCCGCGATTGTAGGCGCCGAGTGCCGAATTGACCGCCCGATACCATGCCTTGTCGTCGGCGGCAGTGTTATCGGCCCATCCGTGCGAGGCCGCGTCCTCCGCAAGTAGCGCCTTGGCGGTAGTGTAAACCCCGTCCCGCGCACCGGGCATGAACTGAAGAGCGGACCCGGTGAAGGTGTTGAAATCCGTCGAAGAGGCCAATTTGTTGACGAGCGGCCCTTCGGTTTTCATCGCCTCATAACCGGCGATCGCTTGGCTGACGCGAGAGACCGCGACCCCTCTGTTCGAGTGCGAGGCCAGTCCGATCAGGTGCAACAGCCCATTATCACCCGGCGCGATCTGCGAAACGACATCGGGAGCGAGCGAGCCGAACTGCGACAGCCGCATGACGAGATTCGTCTTTGTATTGGCGTCACCTGTTTTCCACAGCGTTCCTAGTTGGTTCACTTCCGCCGGCTGAAGCGGCGCGATGCTCTGGCCCGTCTGGCTGCGTCCGCGGTTTACCAATGAAGCGCGAGCCTGGATGCTCGAAGGGTCCATGATGTTGAGCGGCTGAACGTCGGCACCCTGCTGCGCCAGCCATCCGACGCCATTGGTGCGGAGCTGTTCGCTCACGTTCCCGTAAAGCTGCTGCAGCGCGTCTCTCTGGATGATGTCGTTCGGGTCCGCCTTCGCTCCGGCCTTCGCGATCTTCGCCGACAAAGCGTTGACCGAACTCTGGAGCTGGACAGGGGAATCGCTCTTGTGCGTGAAGATGGTCGTGTTCTTTAGCTGGCCCTCCTGCAGTCTGCGCGTCAGGTTATCGTCCCCCGCCGTCTGTGCATCCGATACCGCCGACGCATAGGTTTTCGGGTCCATCGGAAGGCCGGAATCCAGCAATGCCGCGGCGCTGGTCGCCCGATCCCTAGCGTCATGCTTGGCCTCGTTCGCAAGCCGTTGCTGCTCCGCCTCCTGCCGTCTAGCCTCAGCGTCCAGAGCGTTCTGAGCGACCCTCGCATGGTTCTCGACGGCCAGCCGGTCATCGGCGGTCATCGAGTCGCCATGCTTCTCGACAAGGGCTCGGGCCAGCTTCGGGCCGTCTGCTCCTTGATAAGCGAGGTCCGCTCCTACGTCCCTGTAAATGCCACTGGCGAACTTGAGCTTCTGAGCCGAAATAAAATCGTCAGGAACTCCCTGCGAGCGCCAGTAGCGGTCGATCTCGGTCAACCCGGTAGAGATTTGCGTCTCCGCCCCGATGGGATCGTTGACATACTGAGCGGTCGCGAGCTCGCGCGTGTTCGAGATCAGCCCGTCGCTCTGGTCTTTCTCATAGGTCTTTTGCTGTTCATCGGAATGCTTGGCAATCGTGACGCCCCAATCCATCCTTTGAGGCGTGATCGCGAGGTCGAACATCTTCTGCTGGCGGGGATCGCGGAGGTTCTTCCGCTGCTCGGCAATGGTTTGGTCTAGCGTCTGCTCAAGCTCGGGACGGGCCGAAACCGCATCCTTCCCGTCCTTAGTAAAATACGCATCGGGGCCGGTGTAAGCCGAGTTGGTGTAGGTGGTGAGGACGTTGTTGACCGCTTCCTTTACGGTCGCCTGGTCGTGATACTGGCTTGCCTCGGCGAAGTTGGCGGCGGCCTGCTGGCCCTCCTCCCCCAATCCCTGAAGCGCTTTCCCGACCATTTCCCCGCCGGCGCCCATGTTTGGAGCCTGCACGCGGGCACTCACGCCGGGAGAGGCGAGCGGGACTGTGTTTTCAGCGAGAGGAACTCTGGGCATACTACCCGCCGAAATTAGCTGAGGCGCGGAACTTCCCGATCTGGGACGCGGTGCCGAGCGCGGTCCCGGCCATTGCCAACCCAGTCGCGAGTGGCGCGGCGCGAGCGGCCGACGCAGCCGCTTTTCCGGTCAGCCGGTAATTATAGGCGTCGGTCAAATAGCCCTGTGTCCGGTTGAAGCCTTCCTTGTAGATTTGGCCGACATCTTCGTTCGCGATCATTCGGCTGTCGCGCTGGACCTGAGCGGCGGAGCCGAATGTAAGATCAACCCCGTTCGCCGCCATTGCCGCTTTCTGCTGGCCCTCGAGCTGCCCGGCCTCGCGATAGCGGCGGGAGGCCGCAAGCTTCGTCTGGTCGATCTGCTCTTTTGCCTGCTGGTCGGCCAGCGCCTCATTCGCCTTGGCGGCGGACTGCTCATATTTCGCCTGCGTGTAAGCGGATTGGCCCTGGACATATTGCCCCGCCATGCTGACCGCCGCAGTCGCGGCCATTGTAATTGAGATGGGATCGCAAATTTTAACGCGCTCCCCGTTCTAGCGAGAAAGTCACGAACTCAACCCCGCCGATCACGGTGACTTCCTTTCCAATCGAAAAGCCGAGCCTCCGAAGCAGCCGGATAGCGCGCGCGTTCTTCTTGCCGATTAGGTTGGTGAGCGTTCTCGTTGAATCGCACCACCGCTCAAGCATCCGCGGCATAAGTGTGAGCCAAGCGCGGGGGTGGCCGTAAACCTCGTCGGTCCCGAGCATCCACGGCGTCCCCTCACCTTCGAGAAGGTTCTTTGGCGTCAGGCCCATGATCGCTTCAGGCTTCCCGTCGATCAGCACCGTCATGCAATCGACCGAAGCCCGCAGGCCCAATCTCAAGGCTCCCTTGGGGGTGCGCCCGAACGCCCTGACTTCCTCCACGTCCGCGGCGCGCATTCTCGCAGCAATGGAGCCGATGTGCCTCAGCTTGGCCGGGACAAGCTCAATTTGAGACTGTCGCGTCGTAGAACACCTCCGTCACCTCAAGCGGAAGCGGGTTCGACGATTGGACCACGACAGAAACCCCCGTCTGCCCCTGCCTTCCGCTCGCGACATGCGGCCGCAGCGTTGCTTCGACGAGGCCCGTGATTGCGTTTGGCGGCGATCCCCACGGTTCGTTCGATCTTGGCCTCGGTTCGTCGAGCTTGTCGACCGAAGGCCCGACGAGGAAGCCGCGGCTGTTATTGACCCTGAGCACCACTTTCGCGGCCTGTTGCGGCTTGGCGACCGTCCACCCCCCCTGCTGCGTCTGGATTGCCAGGGGAAGCGTTTCGATCGTCGCGGTGAACGGAAGCCCGATCGTCACGAGGCTCGCCGGGTCCGGGAGAGTGACCGAGCCGCCCGAAACCGTCAGCCCGTCGACTACGGCGCCGTCGGCCAAGGCCACCACCGTCTCCCCTTCGAGGTGATCGAGGTTGATGAACTTCGTCGCCGGCGTCGACAGGGAATAAGTGACGGCGCAATCCAGGTAACAGGAACTCGGAACATCGTCGGTCAGTGCCGAAGCCATCCGCTCGAGGAACAACCTCGACACGCCGTTGATCGTGCGCCTCACAGTCAGGTAAAGCCGATCCTCGCCGAACTCGCTGACCGAGCAAACGCTTTCGACCGTTCCGCCCAAGTCGCACAGCGTCCAGCCCCACACTTGATGTTCCTGCTGCCAGGTGAACATCAGGAGATTTCCGTCGTCCCTTGCCGCGGCCACAACCGACAAAGGCTCGCCCATGTAGGCCCATGAAACGATGTTATGGCCCTTGAAAAAATGCGGGCTGAAAATGGTGAGGTCGTTCGATTGATAGCCGTCGACATCGAACTGATAGCCGAGGCTGCGGATCGCGTTCCCTACGGCGGTCTGATAGAAGGCCACGCTGTCGATCACGAGCGGATTGAGCCTCGACCCCCCGCGCCCGTTTTGTCGCTGTGTCACGATATTCGTCGGGGAAATGAAATCGTCGTTGCCCCCGTTGATCGAAAACACACTATCGCTGGTCAGGGCCAGAAGCTGCGCCATCGAAACGAGCTGGTTGACTGCGTTCACCTTGCCCGCGACGAGGGCGAAAGACCCCGCATCGCTTGCCTGAAGTGGCCGTGAAATGTCTGCGTTCTCATATTCGCCCGACTTGGAGAAATAGACCGCGTTCGGGTGGTTGTTCGTCCGCGCCCACAGAAGCCGTTGCTGGAAGAATGAAACCGTCGATGGGAAATCGTTCGAGGTCGGGAAAGGTGTCTGCCCCTGCACCGGCCCGACGGTGTAATCGGGGCCGATATTGTCGTCGCGGAAATTGAGTTGCGTCGTCGTTCCGATGTAGCCGAAATCGCCCGTGTTCTCGGCCTTGTAGATGATATAGCGCTCGGCCCCCGTGACGGCGGACCATGAGACCGTGTTGTAATTCTTGACGAGGTTCAGGTCGTTGTTCGCGGTCACGCTCGAAGATGGACGGCTTTCCTGCCCCGTGTCCGTAGCAACCGCAGAGACGCAATAAACCGCATCCCGAGGATAGAAACTCGCGCCGCTGTTGGCCGAGTCCGTGTTCGGTTGAGTGACGGTGACACTCACCCCTGCAGGAGCGGCAAGCGTCGGCGCGAAGGTTACGGTCGAAAAGGCCCAGTCCGTCGAATCTGTCTCGACCAGCTTGGTCGGAACAACCTGGAGGTGCGCCAGATACATCGTGTCGGCCGACTGCTCATGGTCGAGGTCCGCGAGTTGCGAGCCGAGGTAGGGACTGGCGATCCGATAGACGCGCGCAACGCTCATATCGCCGGCTTCAGATTGTGGCTGAGGATGCCGTTGGAAACGTAGGTCTTTGAAGTAGTCGACAGCTTCACGACATCGCCAACGCCGTCTGGCGCCGCGCCTAGATCAACTAGCGTCATCCACTCGCCATCGACCCGGACGCGGTGATTCGGCGTGCCGCACAGCTCCTTGCCGTCGATAGTCGCCCGAAGCAGGTCTTCATCGCGGACAATCGCTGCGGCCGTAACCCTATATTCGCCCCACTCGTCCCCATTCTCGGGCTGCGACCAGATGCGATCCCCGGTCCTGATCTCGCCAGCGGGCTTGAGCGACTTGTCCGCCATGAGAATAAGCGTGTCGACAGTGACGCATGGACCGCCGTCGTCGAACCCGCCGCCGCCGCCAGTATCGGCGGGAGGCGGCGGAGGCGGCGCAGGGGCCGGAGGGGGCGGTGAAGGCGGCGGTGCGGGTGGAGGAGACGGGGGAGCGCTCCTCGTCGTCCCATCGCTCCCGGTGAACGTAGAGAAACCGGTCGTGTTGATGTTCACTGTGAAGTTATCGGCGTCGACAACGGACATCACCTTGCCGAACTTGCCGTTGATCTCGGTCATCCCGGTGATGCCGGAGAAAAACACCTGCTGGCCGACTGTGTAGGCATGATATGCGGCCGTGATCTTCGCGTTCGTCGCCTTGGTGATCGCTGTGACCTTGATCTTCTGCTCAAGGACCAGGCCGCCTGTCGCCGCGGGACGCATGTAGTTTTGCCCGAACTCGAGAGCGAACGCCTGCACCAGCGAGAATTGAAACGGGATCAGCCGAACCGGATGGGTCGCATCCCACGCTTCCGCGACAAGCCGCGTGCCGGGCCGCTTCTTCAGCCCGCCATACTTCATCACGATGACGTTGTTCGCGGTCTTTACGCCCGACTGATAGGAGGCGACGTCGATCCGCGCGATCAGCTCTTCGGCGATCTCGCCTTTTGCGAAATTGAGCTGCCCCGCTCTTTGCGCCATTACCGGCGCACCATCGCCACTTCATCAACGACCGGAGCGTCCCGCTTTGGATAGCGGTTCAAATCATCGGCCATCGCGCGGCGCTTCGATGCCTCATATTGCTGGATGAAGTCGCCCTTCATCGCGCGATCGTTGAGGATCGTGATCGAAAGACGGGAAGCGAGGTCCAGAACAAGAGCTCGGCGAAACATCGCCGGCCACTGGCTTTCCTCGGGATCGTTCGACGAATATTCGTAAACGGCGTTCTCGAGGTTCGTGTAGATCGTCGTCCCGTCGAGAACGAAGTCCGTCAGGTAGAACGGGGGCCGAGGGAAGTCATAGGGCCAAGGATAATAGACCCCAACCGGCGGTGCGACGGTCGCATAGACCAGCGTCCCAGGAACGCCGACATCGCTCGGCAGCGCATAGGCATATTGCCACTCGGTCGAACGGTCGTTCGTCGCCAGCAGGGCAAGCGAGACCCGCTTCTTCGCGAAGCTCCATTCGTGCTCCTGGAGGAGGGTGTTCAGGCAGTCGTCGTAATGCTGCGCGCAAGCGTCGGCTTCTGGGCTTCCATCGTCGATGGAGACGATCGTCGGCGCCCTGATTTCGGCAAGGGCCTGGTTGCAGACGCTGATGCTCGCCATGACGCATGGCTAAGGCGCATCGGAGAACCCTTGAATCGCGCTAGAGCTCATACCAATCGGCCGTCACAACCCAATGCGTCGTCGTCGGGTTTGCCGTAGTGGTGCTATAGTCGAGCATCACACAGACGCCCTCCAGCGGGCGGAGCACAAGGTCGAACCCCGTCAGCAATTCGGTTCGGTCGAACATCTCGTAGCCCGCCGCCGTAATCAGCCTGGGAGCGAACTCTGCGGTCAGCGGTGAGCCGAGCGTGACCGTCAATGCGGTGGTCGAATTGGTGCCGTCGGCACTCGCATCGCTCCATGCTGTCACGGAGGCGTTGCTGCTCTGGGTCGAGTCCTTCGCCACCTTCGTCAGCGCCGTCCCGTTGGTCGGAACCGCTGTGAACCGATAGGCCCGGATAATGGGGGGAACGACCGTCACCGCGATAACGGCAAGCTGCACGCAGTCGATCGCGATCTGGTTCAGGTGAACGACCTTCGCCGACCCGGTGGCATTATGCAGTGCGAAAATCTTCTGCCCTGTCGTTCCAGCCCGACCCGGCGTTCGAAAGGTAGACGCTCGGCCGCGGAATGTGGCCGCGGCTTCGGCTGCCTGCGTCGTGACGGTCCCGCTCACCGGAACCGGCGAGGCTCTGAGCTGCGTGTCGGTCAGGGGTCCCGAGACGGCAAAAGTGCCCGTTCCGGCATTGGCCGTTACAGTCCCCGAGACCGGTTGTGTCGCCTGCCAGAATGAGCCGGTGACAGCGACTGACCCTGTTACCCCGACATTGCCCGAGATCGGCTGCGTTGCTTGCCAGAATGTGCCGGTAACGGGGACCGCCGGCTGATCCGACGCGAGAACGACCGGGGCGCTGTTTGCCGCCGTCGCTTGACCGGGGACTGCCGGCGCCGTGGAAACCGTGCCGCTGACCGCGGTCGAAGGCGACGGCGGCTGCACCTGTGCCCTTTGCTGCGGCTGCGGGGGCGGAGTTTTCAGGGCTGCCATCTCATCTCCTCAAAAGAAAGCCTCGACGGCACAGGAGGCGACCGCCGAGGCTTTCCGCCCGCCAAGAGGGGAGACCTTACTTGCTGGGCTTTTGCGTCTTGCCGGTCTGCCTGGTCTCGGCAGCAGCTTCCTTGCGCTCGTCCTGCGTCACCGGGGCTTCGGCGCCGACGGGATGCACCGCATCTTCGTCGCCGACAGCCGGCGTAATCAGCCGTCCGGTGCCGGACTGGCGCGTTCCCGTCGCCATGCCCTGCGGATTGGGAGCGTCGGGCGCATGAGGGGCAACCGCGGCGATCGGCGTGTCGACCACCGGCTCATCGGTCTTGGCCGACTTCGCCTTGAGGCCCGGGGTCTTGTCGCCGATCTTGTCGACGCCGAGCGCGTCAAGGTCGACCGGCGCATCCTCGCCCGGAAGGTGAAGAATGCCGTTGATGAAAACGGGCCGGTCGCCGACCACGGTAGCACGAGTGATCTTGTCAGCCATTGGTCAACACTCCTTAAAGGCCGGTGACAGCCGGGAACGTGGTGTTGCTGTCGGTGTCGATGACGATGCCGCCATTGACGGTGCCAGCGGTGTGCGTGCCGACCGTGACGAACTGGAGGCCGAGATAGCGCTTGCTCGTCTGCGGGACAGTAACGTCGAGCAGACGCGCGCCCGAAGTCAGCGAGGCTTCCGCAACGACCGCTCCGGTCGCAAGCACCGCCGGCGATGAGAGGTCGCTGTTCGCGCTTTCGATCACGTTGGCCTGCAGGCTGGTGCCGCCCGTAAACGCCGTGCCTACGTTGGCGAAAATGCGAAGCTGGCGACCGCGCCCGATGTCTCGCGCAACGCCCATGTCGTAAGCATTGGTCGAAACCTGCGTGCCGGTCGTAACGGCCTGGGCGTCCGAGAACTTGGTCTGTGCGTCGGTAATCATGTCAGCGGTTCCTTTCCACTAAAGCTCAGACCACGCGGGCTTCGTTGACGTTGAGCGCGTCGACGCGGCGGATCGGGATATTGTTGAAAGTCGCGACCTTGCGGCCGCCCACCTCGTCCCAACCCAGGAAGGCGTTCTTCCCGTTGAGAAGCTGGCGGCGCAGCATGGTCGTGATCGAGCGCGGCGCGTAGAAGGCGGCCTTGCCGTTGAGGTTCTGAACGCGCTCCTCCGCCTGAACCAGCAGGTCCTGCAGGTTCGCGCCGGTCGCCATCGTGTTCGACAGGTCCGAACGGTCGATGTTGGCGATGCGGACGACGTAGCGATAGTCCTTGATGCTGAGGCCGCAGTTCCATTCGAAATGGTCGCGGTAGCCCATGTAGGGATTGCCCGATGCGTCGTAGAGGACAGTGCCGCGGGGATAGCCGTCATCGCCGTTGGTCACGTCGCTGGCGTCCTCGTGGAAGAGACCAGCCTTGGTGTTCTTCGGGTAGATGCCACGGACCTTCATCGGATCCCACACGATCAGCCAGATCGAGTAATTGTCCGTTCCCGTCCCGCCGGCGTCGATGATCTGGTTGCCGGTCGTGGTGTTGCCGGAGATCGCGTTGAAGCGCGGGGCAAAGCCGGTGAATGACTTGGGCGAAGCGGCGGCGTTGCCGTAGAACAGGTTGGTCGTGAACGCCTGGTTCATCGCCTCCATGAAAGCCGCAGCCTCGGACAAGCGGAACGCGGCCACATCGCCCGACAGGATCGCTTCCTTGCGGTCGACTTCGCTGAAGCCTTCCAGCATGGCCGCGCCCTCGTCGAACTGGCTCACATCCGACTTGGAACGCGGAACGCCTTCGTTCAGTGCGCGGAAGCTGACGCCCGGAAGCCCGGCACGAACGGTCGTGCGGTCGCCGGTGGGAAGATTGCCCTCGACCCAGGTGATGTCGTCAAGGACTTCGTTCTCCTGGTTCAGGAGTTCCGCGATCCGCGCGATCTTGCCGTCGGGGTCGAGCCGCTTGGCGACATCGACCAGAGTGGCGACACTGTTGCCGAGAACTGCCATTGTCTAAACTCCCTTCCCTCAGCCCTTCGGGCCGTAAAAAAGCTCTGCGTCTGATTTCTTGCCCTTCCCGCCGGTGTCGCCGCGCGGGAAATTATCGTCCTCGCCGATCGCCTTGCCGACCTTGGCAAAGGCGCGGATCATCTCGGGATGGTTGCCGAGGCCGCTTTCGTCAAGGAGGTTGCGGAGCGGCGAACCCTTGGGGAAGCCGAGCGTGTCGAGTGCCTTGGCGGCGGTCTGAAGCGTTCCGTCCCAGTTGGCACCGCCGATGTCCTTGTCGGCCTTGGCTTCCTCGAGCCAACTCTTGCGCTGCTCGGCGATGGTGCCGATGATCTGCTGATCGCGCTGTTCGATGATGCGCTTGGCGAAGGTCGCGGCAACCGGGACCAGCTTGTTCGCCTGTTCGTTCGAAAGGCCCAATTCCTTGAACACCGGGGTCGCGTCGGCGACGGCCTGATCGTCCAGCTTCTCGAAGCCTTCGGGGACGGTCAGCTCATAGGCTTCGGGGACATCGGCCTTGGCAGCCTCGTCGTCCTTCGGCGCGTCCGCGTCGTCGGGCTTGCCGCCCAGCGCGGTCGGTTCGGGATCATCGCTTGGGGCAGCGTCGGGTGCGTCAGACGGCTTATCAGCCGGAGCATCCTGCGGCTTGTCGGCGGGCGCGTCACTCGGCGCCGGGTTCGGTGTCTGATCCGTCGCTGAGGTCTCGGTAGGGGTCGGGTCGTCTGCCACTTGCGGTCCTTTCAGAGGGTGGGGATTGCGCTTCTTCGCGAAGCAGTTGAATCATCGTCAGCGTAGGATTGCCGCTGCTTCCTTGGACGGGCTGTGCCGCTTCCAAGAGGCGAAGAATCTCTAACCCCAGGCTCCTGCGCCCATTCTCGTAGAAGGTGCGCTGATCGGACCCGTTGGCCGTGGCATTGAATATCCCGGCCATTTGAATCACGCGCAACATCAATCGGCGAAAGCCGGGATGCTTCTCCATCAGATCAAAGAAGTCGGCCTTCTCCTGGTCGGTGAGGTTCACAGCTTCAGCACCGTGATCTCGCCGCCAGAGCCTGCGTGCCGCTTGCAGGATATGCGGACAGCCTCCTCTGGCGATGCGCCCGCTTCCATCGCACCGATCGCTATATCGACTCCGCTACCGCCCGCTGCTGGCAACATCTGCTCCGAGCGGCCGCCGCTCTTCCCATAGGAATAAGCGCGCCCGTCTTTCTCAAGCACGATCAGGTCGATCGCGTCGGCGTGCAGCGCCGGAAAGTCGCCGCCCTCGTTCAACCACTTTTCAATTAAATCCAAATCGTAAGGGCATCCGGCTAGGCCGAACAAACGCCCGTCGCGCAGGCGGCGAACCTTCTTCACGCTTTCCGAGCAAACCAAGCCGCCTTGATCCCGGCTCAACCCGTCCGCCGCCATCGTCTTGCCGTCGGTCGCAATCGTGGTCAAAGCCCCGGCCCGCCCACAAGGTTCTGAACCCCGCCGCCGTTCTGAGCTGCTTCAGACAACAGCCGGGCTGCGTCCGCGCCGTCCTTTACCGCTGGCATTGCCGCCGCCGCAGCGGCTGCGTTCTTCTGCTGCTGCCGAGCCTCACGAAGCTGCTCAACCTCGTCATCCGAGCGGATAATCTTCGGCGGCGAACCAGCCCTGTCGGCGTAATCGTCGATCGCTTCGTCGACATTGAGCTTGTCGGCCGCTTCGGGGAAGGCGGCGGCAAGGTTGCCGATAAACGAGGTAACACGCTCGGTCTGGCCGAGACCGACCATCCGCTGCATCTGCGTGAGGATCGAAACGAAGTCGATCTTCAGGCTCTTCCCCTGAAGCTGCTCGGGCGCCGGCGGAATGATCCCGAGACGGGTCATGATCCCGAAGGTCCGGTCGATTGCGACCTGCAGCTTTTCGCCGTTCACCCGTTCGATCACCGGGCCGAGCTGCGTCATCTTCTCTTCGTTGCGGCTCGCGATCTCCTCCACGTTCCGGGGCTGGATGCCCTCCATGTTCGTGATCGCCATGAACAAGTCGGCATAAGAGATTGCGTCGACCTTCTGCTCGAGACGCGCGACCTTTTCTTCCGCCTTCGCCAACGCCATGGGGTCGGGCACATAGGGAACAATGACTTGGTCTTTGTCGACGGAAGCGACGGAGACGACGTTGCCCGGTTGGCCGGTCAGCCGCCCAAGCGTGGAGGGCACGATCTTTTCCGGGTTCTCCATCTTAGCCAGGATGAGGTTCGCGCGCTTCGTGCTTAGCTGGAGCTCGCGAAGGTCAGGCAGCGCCTCCATCCCTGGCGAGGAACCGTAAGTGTCGCCTCCTATCGCATCCCACCGCGGCGCCCAGAACGGCTGCTCGTTGAAGCCCTCGACCCTCAAATAGCCGTTGACCGGATCGCCGTCGTTCTCGTCCCAATAGAACGAACGCCACGGCTTGCCCTTGGCTGTCATCAGGTCGATGTCGCGCTCGTCGTTGGGCTCGATCGCGTGCCAGATGCGAACGATCTCTTCGTAATCCGAACGGTTGTATTGGTCCTTGACCCGCGTGGAGACCTTATCCAGCCCGAAAGACTGGACTGCCTGGTGAACCGTCATCCACGCCTTGCGGTAGAGCGTGTCGGGCTTCGCATTGTCTCCGAGGGCAATGTAATATTCGCCCACGGTCAGCGGATGGCAGACAGCGCCCTCGCTCGGATGCTCGACCATCACGCACGCTTCGGTCCCGAACATGCCGAGCTCGGCATATCCAGACTTCGCTGCGGCGTAGAAATTGGTCTCGGCAAGGAAGGCATACATTCTGACTTCCACGTCGGAAAGCCATTCCCGCACTTCCTCTGATTGAAGATCGTCCTCGTTGTAGCTGGTCAGCCGGAACCACGGCCTCGACGGTGACGAAAGCCCACTCGTCATCCCCGCCGCCAGTTTCCTGAACGCGAGAATCCCGTGACTATTGTAGATCGCCCGGTTCGACCTGCGGAACTGCCGGTCATTATCGCCGTAGAGGAACTTCGAGCGCGAGGGCTGCGCGTGCTGCGCGATCTCCTTCCACTCCGCCTCGAACGGCAGTCGCGCGGCCTTGAGGCCGTTGAGCCGCTTGCTGGCGCGTTCGCGTAAGGTAAGGCTCATCCGCCGAGGACAGTCGAGGTCGTCGACGGAGCGCCGAGATTAAGCGCGCCGGTGAAAGCTGTCGCCGCCATCGCCCTGCGTCTGCGGGCAATGTCATCCGCCCGATTCACGTCCGCCGCGCCGTTATCGGGGAGACGGATCGCCTGCCTTTGTGCTGGCTGTGGCGGGGCGGGAACCTTCGGGGCCGAGAAGAAGCACATCGGTTAATGCCCCAGCAAAAGGCCGAGAAAGCCGATGGCGAGAATGAAGCAGATGCCGAGATGGAAAGTGTTCGCCTCGATGGACGCCATCTGCGCCGCAGTCAGCGAACGCCCCTTTCGAATGCCATACACGTAGACCCAAGCGTACATGCCGGCGCAATAGAGCGCGCTGACCGCGAGCATGATTTTGATGAGAACCATATTCCTAGCCTCCGAACGATACTGCTGGCGTGGTCGTGGCCGTGGCTGGCTTTTTCTTCTTCGCCAGCGTGTTGGCGAGGAGCGCGCCGGTCACGCCGCCGAGCATTCCGCCTCCGACTGTCTGGGCCGTCCGGCCGCCAGACATGAGCGCGCCGAAAGGTGAAATGGGAAGGCACATGGCTTGTCGCTATTCCCGCTGTGAAAGCGGTTGAATCGCGGTCAGCCCTCCAGCGCTTCCTTGAGCATTTGTTCGAGGATGGGCCTTTCCCGCTCCTCGCGTTCCTTGCGCTCGGTCAATGTCTCGCCGAACTGCCCGAGATAGATTTTCGGGCGGCGCGGCTTGTCCACTACCGGAAGCCAAGCAGGTAGATGATCGCGATCACGATGATGGCGACCTGCAGGACGAGCGTGACCCGGCCATCCAGCGGAAGCAGCTGCACCAGGTAGAGCAGCAGGACCACGACCAGGATGACGATGAGAAGCGAGATGAGCATGGACCGCTTGTGCAGGCGGCGGCGGTCAGGTTGAATCGCGGCTAGCGGTAGAGGTCCTGGTAAATGTCGGGCTCGTCGAACTGGCCCCTGCTCCGTGCTGCCCGCTCGAGATAGCCCGGAAGCTGTTTCGGCATGACTACCTCGGCAAAGGTGCAGGCCAGAGCATCGGCATTGTCGGGCGAGGCAAGCCCGCGCTGCTTCGCGTGCTCCTTCTTTTCGAGGGTCAACGTCGTTTCGTCCGGCCCATAGCCATATTCGATGCCGGTCAGATCGTCGTGGAGCAGCTGGTCGTCGGGGATTGCCCCGCCTTCAAGCCAGTTCCGCATCCTGACCCACATCTCGGTTCGCTTGTTCTTGACGCGGAACCTCAGATTGCCGGGCAATTCGACATCCTTGCCCGCGCCGCCGAACCAGACTTCGATGACGTTCGGAACCTCGAGCTGCCTCAAGCGGTCGATCACCGCAGCGCCGATATTGCCTGCATCGACGAATATGGCATCCGGCCTCTCTTCCGCGGCCATCCTTGCGACATCTCCCGCGAGCGTCATCGCGTCGACCTGGTTCCAGCGCTTCCACGGCTTCGATCGCGCATCTCTGCCCACACGCTTCGCAAGGACGCTGCTGTCGTCGCCGTAGCGGGCGCAGTCGAGACCATAGATCAGTGGATCTGTGGGAAGCGGCTCGACGATCCTCTGCCGCGCCATTTCAGCGCTGGTTGAGGAAATGAACTGCATCGACGACGCAGACGGGAACTGCCCCTTGACGCGGACTCGGGCGATGTCGCTGTCCTCGCCATAGGTCTCGATGATCTCGTTGAGATACGCCTTGTTCGTGCCCTCCACGTCCCGGCTGTCGAGCTGCAGCGTATACCAGAGGCTCCGGTGCCTGCCGAAACATTCTCTGAAGCGGCCCGTGTTCCTGGTAGGATTGCCGAACGCGAGCCAGATGATGACGGTGTTCTCGTCGGTCAGGGCGCCTTCGGTGACCTCCCACACCTTGTCGTCGATATTGGAGGCTTCGTCATAGACGATCAGGATCAGCCGGCCGACGTTGTGAAGGCCGGCAAAAGCCTCTGTGTTGTTCGCGGACCATGTGACGAAATCCAGCCGCCAACTGTCCTCGTGGCCCTGCTCTCTGGCGCTGATCTTCATTGTCGCGGGCTTGAACCAGTCGCGGGTGATGGCGAGCTTGTGCCACTTCGCGACTTCGGGCGAGGTCTTGGTGATGACCTGCTGCTCGGTGTTCGAGGTTATGACGACCCGGCTGTCTACCCATGTGTCCAGCGCCCATTTGCTGACCATGCCGATGACGGCCGATTTCCCGATCCCGTGGCCGGAAGCAATCGCAATGCGGCACGGCTCGAACCGTGTTTGAGGGTTGGCGAGATGGTCCCTGATCGTTTCCATCACGCCTTGCTGCCAGACGCGGATATGGTCGTTCGGCGGATCGGATAGTGGTCCTTCGCCCCACGGGAACGCATAACGAGCGTGCTTCAGTGGATCGTAGGCGAAGCTGCCGATGTCGCGGGCGAGCTCGATGTTGGGGTCAGGCTTCATCGGCGGCGATAACGAGGGGCGGCTTGTCGCAGGCATTGAGAGCTTCGGTCAGCGGCGCTGTCCATGCCTCCCAATCCTTTTGCATCCGCGCCTTGGTCTGCACGACGGCCATCACGTCACCGCGCGCCTTCGCTGTATTGATCTCTTCCTGGTAGAGGTGGCGACAGGCGGTCGCGATTGTTCGAATCGCGGCTTCGAGGATCATCTTCCGCTTTTCGTTCCCGTCCTGCATCGTTCATCCGCCCAGGACAGTTGTTCCAGTGCCGCCGAGCGCGCTCCGCTGCGAAACCAGCTGTGCAGCCGTCATCCCACCATGAGCCGCCCGGAAATTACTCCTGAACGTCGCCAGATTGGCTTGTGCCTGCCGGTTCCCCTGACCTGCCGCAATCGCGGTGCCGATTAGCGCCCATCCTCGAGCCCTCTTCGCCCGAGGGTCGTTGGGATCGATCGGGGTATTGATGTTGGTGCCGTAACCGCCGCCGAAACACATCAGCCTTCCTCCGCTGTCCGGCGCCGGGCCGCTTCGAGTTCAGCCGACAGTCCGAGCTTTTCGCCGCCCGAGGTCAGGTCGAGCTTGTCGCCGTATCGGCGGGCGTCCCATTTCGCGAGCAGCTTCAACCGGCCTTCGAAGCGGTTCTTCGCCCATTGCACGGATGCGCTGTCGATCCTGCTTTCCGAGCGGTCGTCGCCGGTAATGGTGACAACGCGCTCGGGCTGCTCGTCGAGGATTTTCAGCGCGTCGACCGCAATGTGATCGTAACCCGCATCACGCGCGCGGGCGATGCTTGCGGCAAAATCCTCGTGTGCGTCTTGCCAATCATAGACCGTTCGCAATGCTGGCATGTGATCGTCGCGGCATATTTGGGCCAGCGGCTCGCCATTGCCGATACGCTCAGCGATCTCATCCGCTATCTTTTGAGTGAAGGTGCTTGGTCTACCCACGCCGGCACACCCTCCAGCTTTCGCTGTAGCGTTTCACAGCATAGCCGTGAGTGACCATGTAGCAGGCGGGTTCGAATGAGCCGATGCGGCAGGTTGCGAGAATGCGGTCGTAGCTTGTGCCGAGCGATTGGCAGGTCAGCGTCTTGCTTTGAATGAGAATGGTGAGGGCGCGTTTCGCAGCATAGGGGTCGCCGGGGGTGCATTGGCGCCAGCGGGCGCAGTGCGTCGGCATTTCGGGTGCGTCTATCCCGGCAAGACGGACGCGCGTTCCGTTAGCGCAGCGGAATGTGTCGCCGTCGGTCACGGACGCGACGAGGCAGAGGAAAGCGATCATCCCTGTGCCTGCCTTCGCGGTTGGACGCGGCCTGCTTCGGTCATCAGTTCGGGATCGTGCTCGGGCATTCGGCAGACGAGCTCGCTGAACTGGCGCGTCATATCGCCGAACGGGTCTTTGCTCTTGCCCGTGTCGAAAGTGAAATGAGCCTTCGCGCCGTTGGGAGCTTCGACGTTGATGTTCCACACTCCCGGCATCATTCGCCTTTCTCAGCCTGGTATTCGTGCCAGCCGATGTAAACGAGATCGGCCAGAAACTCGGCCGGTTGCTTTCCGAGCTGACGGGCCTCGGCTTCGATCATCGCTGAAACGGGTTTATTCCTTTCGCGGACCGCTTGAATCGCAGGCGTCGGGACGCTTTCCGTTCGTAGGCGCCAGTGGGGCGATGTGTCCCGCGGCGGCGCGGTGCATTGGCCGGTGGCGACTATGCAAAGTTTCATTCCCCGCTGATAGGTCTCGCGCTGGATATAGCCCTTCGATTCGAGACGACCGATCACGCCGGAGACGGTCCCGCCTTCGTAATTGTCCGACCCGATCGCGGCGCAGATTTCAGCCTTCGTCGCTCGCCTGCCTTCGCTCGCGATCTGCCGGATGCACTCCAGCGCGATGCTTTCGATCGTGCTCAGTGGTGCATTCGCCAGCTTGCGAACCTCCGTAACGCTACGCGGCACAGCCATCAGCATGATCCCTCCCTCTCCGATTGCCTGCAGCACCCAATTCCCTCGATCACATTCGCAACACCAATCATGAACAGACAGCCGGCAAAGGCTATTGCTGCGATTGATCCGAAGGAGCTGATGAGAGCGGTGGTGCGGCGTTTCGGGAATATGCTCATCAGTGGGCTCCCGCGGCGGCTTTGCGCCGCTGCTCTTCGAGGTAGATGGAGGAAAACTTCGGCGGCTCTGCTGGGCGCGAGCGCGACTGCTGTTGCGCCTCCCGGATCACCTTTCCGTGCTGGTCGATCACGCGGTTTGCCCAGGTGAGCCGCCAGTCGCTCATCATGCGGCGGCGGGAGCGCCAGAAGCACACGAACGCCTCGCCTTCGCGTTCGTAAGCGCCCTCCGGCCATTGCTCGGCGCACTCCTTGGCCTTCGGGGTAAGCTCCGCGATCGGTGGCAATTCCCAATCGTCCGGTAGCAAATGCTTTCCAGCCCCTCGCTTGCGGGGGGCTATGGGGGGTATATTACCTTCTTCCCTTTCTTGTTCTGTGTCTCGCCCCTGTCTCGCTTCTGTCTCGGCAAGTGTCTCGCCCGATGTCTTGCGAGTGTCTTTCTGAGCCTGATAAACCTCGTAGTTACAGATGGTTATGACATTGACGCCTGTCTCATGCAGCGTCTCGACCATTGCCTCGGCTCTGAGGCGTTTCAAAAGTCGCTCAATCCACGCCTTGTCGCGATCCATCGCCTGGGCAAAGTCGCGGACGCTGATCGCGATTTGTCCCCGCTCAAGCACGATGGCGCGATCCTTGTAGCGGACGCGGACCTGTTTCCACGCGGCTTTCACGACGAGCCACGCGAAGGCCATCGCCTCTGCATCGTTGCGGAACGCAGGATGGCCCAAGAGGCTGCGGTGGATATGCGCATACCCACTCACCCCCGCACCGCCTGGAATGATCTGTAGAACTTGCCGTAGGCGAGCCCGCCGGGGCCGCGGCGCCGCTTGGCGACGATGAACTCGAGCTTCCCGGTTTCCTCAAGCAGCGCTGCATCGCGCTCCGGCGACGGCTCTTCCTGCAGGAGATAATATTCAGGAGCGTAGAGGAACAGGATCGCGTCCGCGTCCTGTTCGATCTGGCCGCTGTCGCGCAGGTCGGACATCTGCGGCCGACGGTCCTTGCGCTCTTCGACCTTCCGGCTGAGTTGGCACAGAGCCATGACGGAGACATCATGGTTCTTGGCGAGCGACTTCAACCCTTTGCTGACCTCTGAGACGCGAGTGTAGAGGTCTTTTTCACGAGCATCCGGGCTGACCAGCTGGAGGTAATCCACGACCACCAGCTCGAGCCTGTTGTTGCGCGCTGCGAAGCGCCGCTTGTGCCGGCGGACCAACGCGTTCAGCTTGCCGAGCGTGTCGCCGCCCTTGTCGACGATCACGAGAGGAAGGTCGCGGACCATATCCGCCGCTCGGGCGATTTGCCGCCCTTGCTCGACGGTGATCCGACGGTCGGTGACGGCCGAATAAGGAATCTGGAGTTCGCTGTCGAAGCACAGGTCGCAGGCCATGCGCTCGGCAAGCTCTTCCTCGCTCATTTCTCGGCTGATGAAGAGCGTTCCGTGACGACGGGCTGCGGCACCTAGAGCATAGGAGGAGGCGAGCGCAGACTTGCCCATCCCAGGGCGACCGCCGACGATGATGAGGTTGCCGGGACGCAACGCGCCGAGAGAAGTGTCCAGGCTAACAATGCCGCTGGTGACACCGGTTTCGCTGTCGTGAAGGCCGTCCACCATGCGTCCGATCGCCTCGGCCGCCGTGGATTCCCTGCAGGCTTGTTCGTCGTTCGCGTCGGCCAAGACGGTTTCGATGTCACCGGCCAATTCGTCTGCGGTCGTTTCCCTGCCGAGACCAATGATCTGCGCCTCGTCGAGAATGCCGCGGACGCCATCGACGATGCGGCGCTTGCGGCCGAGCTCGTGGACCTCTCTTGCGAAGTCAGTGGCGCCGATCAGGTGCGTTCCGCTCCCCGCGGTAAGGGTGGCGAGCATCCGCGCCTTATCATCTCCAAGCGCTCGACGGAGGCCAGCGACATGGACGGCGTTGCCGAGATTGCGTTCGTGCAGCGCAAGCTCATAAACCTCTCGGGTGAAGGGGTCCGCGAAGTCCTCTGGCTTCACGATATCGGCCACCCGGTCGATTTGGCGATTGTCGAGCAGGAGCGCCGAGATAAGCGCCATCTCGGTCTCGATGTTCTGGATCGGCTCGGGCGGTTGAATGGGCGCGGGCATGTTCATCAATGGGCCCTCGGCATGAGCGAGAGCCGCTTGAACCTGGCCTCGAGCCGAGCCCACTCTTCCATGTAGCCGCGGTTGAGGATCAGCGAGCGGTCATCGAACGAGCGCTGGGCGTGTTTCTGGAAAGCCTGCCATGCGGCGTCGACTTCGCTGCGCTCGGCGATTTGAACGACCTCGCCCATTACGCCGCCTCCGCCATCTTCAGCAGCTCGGGGATTCCGATCGTCTCTCTGCCCTTCCCGCTCACATAGAACCGGTCAGGAGGGCCACCGTGGACGCTGGCCCGATAGACTATGCGCCGAGACCGCCTGATCTTCAGAAGTGCCTGTTCGATTGGATCTGTTGCCCTGCGCTCGGCTTCCATCGTCGCCCGGATCGCGACCATTGCCGTGGCGACCGTCTGGTTGACCCTGCCCCCAGTAGTGAGAATGCTTTCGTCACCGGCAATCAACGCTCTAGCTTTGCGTGAAACAGACCGGCGGATGCTCGCCTTGCGGCGCTCATTGGCTTCGGCGGAGCAAGGAGTCCTGCCGCGGCTTCCGGTCGACGGCCGCTTGAATGCTTCCGCGGGCGGGTTGGCGATGAACGCGCGAACCTTGATGATCGTCGCCTGGCGGACGAGCTTCGTCTTGCGGAGCGTTCCGATTCCGTAGCGGCTGCTGAACAGATAATTGCCCGTGCGCCATTTCGAGAGGCGCGGGTTGGAGGCGAGGAGAGCTTCGAGCTCGGTCGCGAGTTCGGCGCCGGTCATGCGACGACTCCCACAATGCCGTGCTTCGCGGCTATCCTGCCCACGAGGCGTAGGAAGTCGTCGTGCGAGAGGTTTAGCTTGGCCTTGTTGCAGTGCCCGCAGCAGGGGACGACGTTACCCTCAACGTATCCCTTAGCCGAATCTAGCCGGTCGATGCCGTTGTAGTGAAGCTCGAGACCGTGGCGAGAGATGGCGTTCCCTGCCGGGTTTCCGCAGTAGTGGCACTCCTGCTGAATTAGTGCTTCAAACCGCTCCGTCGTAAGGTCGAAAGAATGCCCTCGCCTGTTCGCATGGCGGATATAGCCTCGCCTGATGACGTTCATGACCGAGCGCCTGCTAGCGGGCCGCGCCTCCCACTCCTTTCGCAGACAGCCGCAGCTCTTCGTTTTGCTGTGACGAAGGTTATATTCTTGTGCTTCAATCTGGCCGCCGCACACGCATTCGCACCGATAATAAATGCGGTGCTTGCCATCGCGCCTTGAGAGTCCGCTGACAGTGAGCCTGTTAAAAGATTGGCCCACGAGGTCCGGGTTGAAACCCTTGAACATCAGCGCCACCCCCAGGATTGAAGGGCTTCGCGCGCATCATCGACCGACTTGATAACCGCGTAAGGCCAGCCCCAGACGGGCGCATATTGCTTTGCGAATTGCTCTTGGGATGGTTGGACCCTGCCCTTCGCCGATTTGACCTCGAGGAAGCCGACACGGCGCGCTCGGCGATCGAACAGGATGAGATCGGGGAAACCGGGCATGACGCCGGCCTTCTTCAGGGCATTCGATTGGATCGCGCGAGCTTTGGCGTCACCAGCGAGCACGCTTCCGTTCGGGACATGAACGGCGTCGATACCAAGTGCCGCGAGACAGCTCCGCACCTGCTGCTGGATGGCACTTTCGGATAGGCTGATTTTCCCCGCCGCCACGGCTACGGCACCAGTCGCCGGTCAGGAGCAAGGCCAAGCTCGGCGCGAATTTGCCGAGCCTTCGCCTTGATGCGTTCACGGGATAGATCGTGGCCGTGGTTTGAGAGACGACGGGCTGCAAGCCGAGCGAGGAAGCGGCCAATCATGCCGCAATCTCCTGCCGGATGGCGGCAGCCTCGCGCTCAATTCGCTCAAGGCGCTCTTCAAGGGTGGTGGGTTCGCCAGTTGGCGCGGGGTCAAGCAGGGCGCGGATTGGGTCGGCACACTCGCGGTAGATGAACGCTAGCTGCGTCACGAGGTCGAAGCTGAGCAGGTTTTCGCGGCGCTCAGCGCGTTCGATCGTGTCCGCGTGAGGTTCGGTGCCGTCGCTGTTCTTGAGCGAACGGGCAATTTCCTTGGCACTCAGCGAGTAGCGGCGCCGGATCAGGAAGAGGGTTTTCGATATGGCGTTGAGCGCATCGGTGCGCTCCGGCGGCGGGAATAAGCCGCAGACTTGCGGGAGCGAGGCCACTAGAAGCGGCTCCTGTCATGGGTGCGATCCTGACCTGCAACGAGGCGGCTGCCTGCCAGCCCGCTCCCCGCCCGGTTCCCGGTGGCCGCCTCAATTCCCTCAGGAAGAAACGGCAGATCACCGAAGGCCCACGCCTCATCGATCGCCTTCCCCACACGCGCAAAAGCGAATGCTGCATAAGCAAGACCTCCAATGGAGGCAGAGGCGATGATGATGGTGGGGCGGCGCATCTAGGCGGCCTCAGCGCGGACACGGGCGCTGCGAGCGATGCTCAACAGGAGGTCGCGGAACTCAGGTGGAGAGGCCGATGCCTCTTGCTTTTGAAGTTGGCGCACATGGCCCAACTGCGACCGCGGACGGTCGGCGCTAATCCACGCCTCCGGTGCCGGACCCTTGCCCCATTTCAACTGCGGCAGGTCTGTACCGAACGCGTAAAGCCACGTTGCCTTGCGAGCAGGGTGCCCATAATTCCGCTGCTCCACCTGAGCGACATATCCGCCGCACGGGGAGCGCCTCCAACCCGCCTTGGGTGGCTTGGCGAGGCCGAATGTCCGCCACGCGATCGAGACGGCAGGATGCTCGAGAATGCCTCCGAAACGACGAACAGCGCTCAATGCGGCGGCAAAACACCCGCCGTCATCTCCGATCGCCAAGCCGTATCGCGCCTGATTGACGGGCGCGAGTTGGCACCAGCGAGCGCAAGGCGGATGAGCGACGACGGGATAAGGCCCGTCGTAGAGCCGTGCATCCCGAGCCTCGTCCCAAGGGTCGACATACGGCAGACTGAAGTAACAACCTCCGGTCTGAACGTAGAGCGCGGCAACGATGCTGCTTTCCCCGCCCATCGCTCAGCAATCCGCCAGAATATGACGGGCGACGAACGATACGCTGCTAGTCGCCCGAACGCGCGCCAGGGAGCTGCCGGGTGGGGACTCGGCGATGGTGCGCGATGTGATGTGTTTCCCCGCCTGCATGGCTCTACGCCGCGCGGAGTTGTTCGCCTTCACGGCGATCAAGAACTGCTGTGATCGCGGACAGGCTCTTTAAGGTAGCGCCTATCGGCTGAGGGTTCTTGTCGCTCTTTTTCCAGCGCGAGAACGTTGTGGGGTGGACCCCTGCTTCCTGACAAACCTCACTGATCGAGAGCTGTAGCTTGGCGGCGCGCTCTTCGATCGTCGCGATAATGTCCTGCTGGTCCATGAAGGCCTCTTTAGCAGGATTGCTACGCTATGCAAACAATAAATTTGCAACCTTGCACAGAGCGTGCCGTTAGCATCGCTGCTAATATCTTGGCGATGGAAGGGCTCGCTGAAGATCATCGCCTCATCAAAGAGCTTGTCGATTGGGCCGGTCTCGCGCCGAGCCGCGTGGCGGCGGAGATTGGCGCCGCGGCGACGACAATCACTCGTCACTACAACGGCAAGGCAACGACGCGACTGAGCCGCCAGACCGTCGCCAAGCTGCGCGAGCGCTTTCCCGATTACCCTCCGTTTCTAACGCGGAACAACAATATTCGTTCGGAGGTTTCCTCTCGCGGAGATCGGCCGTTCGAAGAAAAATACGGCTCGGGCGAGCTGCCGGCCATCCCTGTGATGGGGTCGGCAATGGCGATGACAGCGTTTGATCCCGAGCGGGATATAGAGCTTACCGAAGTCGACATGGCGGACGTGCTCGATCATGTCCGCCGCCCAGCCAGTCTCGAACACGACACTCAGGCATATGCGGTGACGATAGTCGGCGATTCGATGTGGCCTCGCTTTAGGCCGGGGCGGAGGGTGATCGTCAGCCCCCGAGCCACCGTTTCCATAGGCGACGATGTTATCGTCCAACTCCGCGGCAATGGGGAAGACCAGGAGGCCGATCGGGTCGCGCTGGTGCTTATCAAGGAGCTCGTCCGGCGCACCGCCTCCTATATTGAGCTTCGTCAATTCAACCCTGACGTGACGTTCCGGGTCGAAGTCGAGCGCGTGGCGAAGATCCACAAGGTTGTCGGGGAAGTGTTTTGATCCTGCTTCCGATCTTGCTCGCATTGGCGCCAGCAGGAACGGTTGACGGCCGATGGGTAAGCGTCGGGGAAGATGGAAACGGCGCGACCTGGTGGCTCGACGCCGAAACGTCGCCGCTCCACCCTGGCACTGGCGAGGCATGGTTCAAGGTCGT